ACTTTAACTTGCTTTAACTCATTAAACGTTTTAGGATGACGGAATTGATTACGTAATGGTTGCTTACGATATGTTCTACTCATAACATATACAGTAGAATAAGTAGTGACAGGATTCAGAGGGATTGGGAGAATCAGTACTCCAAGATTCAGTATTAGTTAGTGGAAGTTTGTGTCTTTGTAGTTAGTAGTACTTACAGAATGTCCATTCCCAGGGACATTAATAAAGAGGAAGATGTGTCTCGATAGAGGCATGTCTTCCTCCCTTTCGGAGAAGTGGTCCACCCTCCACTTCCCCTTGTACGGGTGGGGTCTCAGCTTCGGTTCTGCTGGAATCGATTACAAAGAATGTTCACTGCCGAACATTTTTAACCGACCCACGTTGGTATAACTTGTTTTGTCTTTTGACCCCTAGCCTTTCGTCTTTGCTCTAAATTCATACCAAAGACTAAGTGATTTGTAGCAGCTTGAGGGTCATCTAGGAATGTGTCTAGGATATCATTCCACTCCTCTTGCTTACGCATCTTAACAGCTTCATAAGCAGAGATACCCATAGCATCGATAAAATACTTAACACCTTGTGCTAATGAGTCTAATCTGTCGTCATGTTTAACTGCTCCCTTCTCACGACACATCCTAGACATTTGGTAAAAGAGCATATACAGTAGCCTTTCTTCGGGTGCTGCGTCCTTATTTGAGTTGTAGTCCCATTCTACCACACCTCTATCAACAATGAGGCGGTGTTGGTTAAGGATGGGTTCTAGGGTATCAATGATACGGTCTTCTTTACGGACATTAGCACGTACTTCTTCTACATCTATTGCTTGTTTAGTTTGTTGCAGATGCTTTTTAAAGAGTTCTGCGACGATACCGTCTCCGAAGTTTGTTTCGACAACAAGTTTGGTAACGTTATAACGCTTACACCCACGAAGGATATCTAATAATGTAGAATCACTGTATCCGTCCCTGTATGCTCGTACTTCGTGAACGTAGAGAAAGCCATTCTTTTGTGAGATGTATGTTGCTGCTGTTTCATCCGTACCTCTACCACTAGGGTCTACACTACATATAGTTTCAGTATAGGCACTCCACTCACCTTGTAATTGCATCGGTGAGTAGAAGTAATCGCCTGGCAATCCAACGGTAGGGAGGTCTTTGAGGCAGTTACGTGGGTCACTACACCACACCACAGCATCAGGTGCCTGTGTGGGGTTAACTGAGGTAACAATGAGATCGGAGAACTTGAGTGGGAACTTCTCAGCGTCACTTAAGGTTGTGTCTAGTTGGAACTGTAGCATGAAGTTACTACGACCCATAGCAGCTTCACGTTCTACCAAGTCTTCACTGGTGAAGCGGTCAGGATCTGTAGGTGTCCATTCCTCAACACCCATCTCTATGTCTTCCACGATCTGTGGTGACAATAGACCTTCATACTGTGATAGCTTATCCTTACGTGGATAGCGTGATGGCCACACAAAGGGACGATAGTTACGCTCAGCTAGCTTACGGTAGATGGTAAAGGTAGTCTGGGGTGTGCCAAGGTACATGATACGGCTGTCCTTCTTAGGTGTTAAGATGGACTCAGCCTCAGTACAGAGTTGCAATAGCTTCTCCCGCATCATCTCAGTCATACTGTTACCAGGAACTTCAATGTCATCAAGAATCATTAGGTCTGCACGAGAACCAGTTAGCTGACCTGTGATACCCACTGACTTAACGGATGGTGCTTGGTGAGGAGAGCAGTTAACATCAAAGCTAATACGAGACCAACGTGAGTCATCACTCTTAGGTCTAAGATGTACCAACCACGGTGTTTCAATAATAAGCTTCTGTAGGAAGATAGACATGTTATCAGCACGCTCCTTAGAAGCTGAGATAATCATGATCTTCTTCTCAGGGTCATTGAAGAGAGTCCACAACACAAACGCTCCAGTGATCCAGCTCTTACCGACTCCTCGGAAGGCTTGGATCTGTAGTCGTTTAGGACCGTGTTGCAGGTAATCAGCAATGGCGTATTGAGCACGTGTTGGGGATGGTAGGTCTAACTGTCCCCATAGTGCTTGAAGGAAGAGCTTAAAATCAGCCTTAAGAGCCCCTACAACGTCGTTTGTTTTAGTCATGTGGTAGAATGTACGTAAAGGCACCTAGAGGCCCCTTGTAGAGGCTCCTAGGTACCGATGGTGGAGATTTAGTCGGCAAGTTTTAGCCAGAACGGCGACCATCCAGGAGAATCTTGTACCGCTTCATTCGTTGCTCGTTCAATACCGCCATATGCAGCAGATCCACGATTAAAAGAACTTAACTGATTAGTTCTAGGAATAGAAGCACTAGTCGGCATCTGTCTACTAGGAATAACACGAGGTTTAGCTGCTGGTTTAGCTGGCTGAGCTGCTGCCAGAGGTTTAGTAGGGATAACCCTAGGTGCAGGTTTAGGGCTAGGTTTAACATTCGATGTGCTTGCTAATTTAGCTTTTGGTGCCGGTAAAGGCCTCCACTTACCACCACTCCAAACAACAGGTTTACCATTTAGGACAGCAGGCTGACCTACTCGTGGTTGAGGTGTAGCTGCTGGTTTAGGTTGTGGCACTGGCTCTCTGTTAGCAATGGCTGCAGCTGTTTTACCAAGGGATTGGCTTCTAGTTACAGCAGGGTTAGGTTCTATTAATATACCTTGTTCTGGTAAAAAGTCCGACTCTGTGAACCAACCTTTTGCAAGCCTTTCTGCATCCTCAAATGTTGGTACTACTTTATCTTTTTTGGCCCTCGGTACCTTTGGTGCATTAGGGTCACTAGGTAACGCAGCTCTAGGTGCTGGAACTGGCAGTCCGTATGCACGGTGAGCCATTTCAATAACATCCTTTTCAGTAATACCAGCTTCCTTAAGTAATTGCTTAAATTTTGTACCTCTAGCTTCAAACTTAAACTCTCTATTACTACTACTATCGTCAGGCTTTTTACTTAAAGTATATAAATCACGCTCCCTTATCCCAAGTCTTTGAGCTAATTCTGTACGAAAGGCAACCTCTTGTGGTGAATTAAAGGCTCGATCAGCCATATCCATTTGAGGTTTACCACTTTGCTCCCAAAATACTTCAGCAAGTTTACGCGGGTCCTTAATGTTTGAAAAATCAAATTCTTTACCCCAAGTACCTGTATCAACTGGAAACCCTGTGGACTCAGCAATAGCTAGCGGATTAGCAGTTGTATGTGCTGATGGCACATGAAATGGAGCCTTGGCACGAGTGCCCCTACCTTGATGACCAAATTTAGTCAAAGGATACATGTCCTCCGCAACAGTACCACCACCCAACATTTCATTGTTGAGAATACGGTGAAACTCAATACGATCTTTCCAAGGCAGGTGTTTAGATGCGTTAAAGGTTGACTCTACTGAAATACCATGATGACCCTCTACTATCCTTGGTGCAAAGTTCATTGCCTTTTGAACGTCGTCACCAAGTTTACCACTAATAGTAGTAGCAAGTTTTTTGGCTTCTACTGGATCAGTTAACGTTTTAGGATCAACATTGTTAAAATAGTCGACAAGGAAATTATCCCCTTGACTGACTAACATTCTAGAGACACGTTTAAATTGTTGAAAATTACGTTCTATATCAGTTTCAGAGAAGAGACCTTGAGCAGCTGCTTTTTTCATACCCTGCCAAAAGTTTTCCATTGCTACCTCAAAACCCGCGTCAAGTGGGGATTTAAATGATGCAGATTTTGGCATTGGTTTATTTTGTGGAGCCATTACTTAGCTCCCAACTACATTGGACCCGCCTTTGTCCATGTTATTCTTACGCTTACGCTCCTCACGTTCCATGATCTCGCGTTGACGCTGATTACTCATCATGTCCTCACGACCTGCACCACGACGTTGACGGGGCTTAGCCTTAGCCTTAGGTGATTGAGCTTCTTTATATTCTTGAAGGTTAGCTTTCAAAATAGGAGCACCTTGGTACTTAGACCCATCTACCTTTGTCTTTGCCTTATAACCACCATCTTGAAAGTTCTTAGATGTGTCCTTAGCTTTCATAGCCTTAGAGCCCATCTCTGATTTAGTATCACGACCTTGGCGTTTTTGAGATGCTTCGATCATTTGCCGAATCTCTTCACGCATCTCTTTAAGTGTTTTCTTTTTGTCCATGATTAACGAATGTGTGATAGAATTAATGTTTCCCTATTAGTAGGACCAAATGTGTCCCTCATCCATTGTAACCAATTTCTACTTCCTTTAGCCTGATTGCATTTCCTACAGCTGG